GCCACATTGCTACTACCTTTTGCATATCTAAACCTGTTTCCTCTCCCACTTGATCCACGATAGGAGCACAAGCATCCATAACATCCCAATAATATTTGGGCATTGCTTTCTTTCTAACTAAATCATGGTAGTCGGTATCCATTTCGTGTAGAGATACTCGTCCGTCCTGGATAATTGCTTGGGGACTGTTCTCATCACACTGAGATAAGATTATAGGTTTCCACTTATCCCAGTCAGGTACCGTGAATTTTTCAATTGGAATTGTAAACATTTTTAATAAACCATTCAGCATCTACAACCGCAAGGGGTTTCTTTCCATTCTTTTTCATGAAAAGAATAGGAGTATTATCTCCTGAGTTTGCACACGCTTGATCGTATGCATCATAGACATTGAGTTTCTCTACATTCTTACACTCGATACTGAATGGAAACTTCTGTCTAGCATCTCGTGCCATCATAATGTCTTCACCACCAGCACCCATGCTACGAGACTCAATGTCTTCGGGGTGAATATCTCTATGCTCAATGAGCATATCTCTTACCCATTGCTGGAACCTACGTCCCTTTGCTTTCGCACTCTGTGGCCGCATAATGTTTCTTGTACTTATAGTATATTTTGTAGTAGCGATTACACGCTTCTCGTATATACTTATAATCCTCATGCTCATCACCTACCAGAGCACCTAGGATCTGACAACACCCCTCCATCTCAGAGATCAGTCTGAGATATGCAGTGGGGTGTGGATTATCAGAATCAATATTCCATTGTCTCCTGATCGCCATGGCGCTCCCTGATAAATTGTTCCACTTCTGCCCAGTCATTTTCAAACTGAACCAACCCTTCACGAGTCAATACATGATCATACATCTTCCAGAATACTGCTGGGGGCATGGTAACTACATGAGCACCATACAGGAAGCAACGGGAGACGTGATGCACATCTCGAAGTGATGCAGCAAGGATCTGAGTCTCAATACGATGAGTAGCGTAGACACCTGCAATTGCACGTACCAGTTCAACACCACTGACACTATTGTCATTGCATCTACCAACAAAGGGTGATACATATCTAGCACCTGCTTTGGCAGCAAGGATTGCTTGTGCCGTAGAGAAAATAAGAGTCACGTTGACATCAATCTCATTCTCTGAGAGGGTCTTACATGCTTTAAGACCTTCTACATTACAAGGAACTTTGATTGTAATGTTTGGATTAATCTGAATATATGCATCTGCCATTGCCAGCATTTCTTGTTCTGTATCACCAGAGACTTCTGCTGAGATAGATGCTGTCCAAGGGAACATGTCCGAAATTTCTTCAAGCACTTCGTCAGGATCACGCCCTGCTCTCAACATCAAAGTAGGGTTAGTAGTTACACCATCGATAAGACCCGTTTCTAATGCCTTATTGATTTCATTAACATCACTACTATCCAAAAAGATTTTCATTGTAACCTCGGTAATGTAAGAAAAAGGACCCAACGTTGGGTCCTGGTGTTCAATTCGTTCAAGCAGTTTTGGCGTCAGTTACAACCTTACGGTTGACTCTGGTGCCGCGATACATGAGATCGAATCTTTGCTTAGCAGTTTGCTCAGCAATGATCTTTTCTTTGTACTGCTCGGTGTCGTATGAGACACCACGATAAGTGACTTGTGCCATGGATTTACTCCTGAAAGTGAGGTGTTTAGACCCCGTTCCTTCAATCGTATGCGTCCCAAGGGTAGCAATCAGGTGTAGATTCCTTCATGACCTCAATCAATTCCACCTTATATTCAGGAGGAATATTCTCATTTGTTCTCATCCGAAGCATAATTGCATCGGTCTGAGCACAAGTGAGTGTTGAATAGAATAATAATTCTAGCATGGGATGAACGGCTCCGTTCCGCGATTTACTTGCGCCAATCAGGATATAGAGTCCTGATCAGTGAACGATGGATACAGTGTACCCGATAATATTTATAATGTCAAGTCTCTTTTTCGCATCCTAGTTCCTCGTTTTTTAAGATCCCTCTTCAAACCCTGTAAGAATTTGATGTGATCCCCAATAGACTTGACTGGGTTGCAGGGGATCCTCTTCTTATGCTTCCATGACTTCTTACTCATCAGAGTTGGAAGTTTGCAAACGTAGCACTCTCCACATCCTGCTTGATACCACCGACCACATAGGATTCGATCTCCGTCTCCTGTGGGGCGTTCTGCTGACCCTTAGAGTTCAACCAATGCTCAGTCCAAGGTAGAGGATTATTCTTGGCAGGGATTTCATACAGTGGTTTCAAACCAATAGATCTCATGCGACGGTTAGCAATCCATTCAACGTATTGACCAAGCAGTCTCTCGTTAAGACCAATCATACTACCTTCGGTGAACAAAAAGTTTGCCCACTCTTTCTCTTCTTTAACTGCCTCAGCAAACATCTGACGAACAGTTTCCTTCTCTTCCATTGCAATCACTTGCATGTCAGGATCATCACCGTCTGCCCACTTCTTCAAAATCTTTTGAGTCAAAACGAGATGCTGTGACTCATCCCTGGCAATAAGGGAGATAATTTTTGCAGAACCTTCCATGAGTTTAAGTTCACCAAAAGCAAAGCTGCAAGCAAAAGAAACATAGAAACGGATTCCTTCCAAGATATTGACATTAGCAATTGCCAGATAGAGTTTACGTTTTAGATCCTTCATAGTCCACTCCTTAGATGGAGAACCATCCCATTGAGAAGACCACATGTCACCCTCAGCCCAAGAACCAACTGCTTCCAGGAACTCATCATATGCCTTAGTAACAGACTTAGCACGTTTCAGAATCTGTGGTTCATTCAATGTAGTGTCCAACACAACAGAAGGATCGGGATATACATTCTTAATGATGTGTGTGTACGAACGAGAGTGAATCTGTTCCATGAATTGCCACACCCCCATAGCACCTTCTAATTCTGGAAGAGAACAATAGGGTGAGAATGCCATACCAGGACCACGGCCCTGCACAGAGTCTAGAAGAATCTGATACTTCAAGTTAGAAGTATAGATGTGTTGCTGTTGTGAATTAAGAGTCTTGTAATCTACTCTATCTTTTTGCAGAGATACCTCTTCGGGTCTCCAAAAATATCCAAGTTGGGTCTGAGTTAGTTTATCAAAATCAGGATACTTAAATTCAGCATATTGTTGCATACCAAGTGGTGCTCCGAAGAACATTGGTTGTTTTTTCGTGTCAACCTTCTTGCTGTTGAAGACTGTTACTCCCATTCTCTGCTCCGTAAGTTCCGTAATTTGAAATGTAATTTAAAAATGCATTGATCCTTGGAGGGAAGTCCAAGGACTCGCAGACTGCAAGGTAAGACTCAAAGTCTTCTTGCAAGTCTGCACATAGTGTGATAGTAATATCCTTAGACGTTGCAGGCATCACATTCCCCTTCGTCACCACTCAGAATATCATCAACAAGGTTATTGAGTTTTTGGTCTACGTTGTCGTCTTCATCCTTTTTGTTGTCGTAGGTGTTCTGATAGTAAGATGTCTTCCATCCATACTTATAGGTTGTAAGTAAGTCTTGTGCCATAACAGACACAGGAATCTCATTGTTAGGGAAGTGGGTGGGATTATAAGACCAGTTGCCACTGATCGCTTGATCAAAGAACTTTTGCATTACAGAAACGATCTTAACATATCCTTCGTTGGAAGGCATATCCCACAGTAAGGTGTAGTTGTTTTTTAAAGTGTTGTACTGTGGAACAATCTGTTTAAGAACCCCCTTCTTTGATTTTTTAGTGGACAGGTAGTCGCGAGGCGGCTCGATTCCATTGGTTGCGTTTGACACAACGGAGCTGCTCTCCGATGGCATCTGTGCGGACAATGTTGAGTGCCTAAGACCGTGGGTGGCGATAGATACTCGAAGACTTTCCCAATCATAATGATACTCAGGTGAAACAATTTCATCAACCTCCTTCTTATATGTATCGATGGGGAGGATTCCATCATGATACTTAGTACGTGCGTATCCATCACATGGACCCTTCTCCTGAGCAATCTCATTAGATGCTTTCAAAAGGTTGTACTGAAATGCTTCGGTCAGTTTATGAACTTCCCTGTGTGCATCTGGGTTGTCATACTTTAATCCTTTCTTGGCAAGGTAGTGTGCCAAACCTATGTATCCAATGCCCAGAGAGCGGCGTGAGAGGGTGCTACGACGTGCTGCTGAAACAGGGTACTCTTGATAGTCAATCAGTTCTTCTAGACCACGTACAGCAAGAGAAGCAAGGTCTTCAATCTCATCCAGATCACGTAGTTTACCCACGTTGATTGCAGAAAGAATACACAGAGCAATCTCACCTGCACTATCATCAATATGATTGATAGGATCAGTAGGTAGAGTGATCTCTTGACAGAGGTTACTCATGTTCACCTTGTCTTTGAAAGATGAATGTGAGTTACAGTGGTCAATGTTCATGATATACAAACGACCAGTCTCTGCACGTTCCTTCAAGAGACTTAGAAAGAGTTCCTGTGCCCCGATAGTCTTTCTTGGAACAGCGTCATTGAGTTCATGCATCCGATATAGAGTGTCAAACTCGTCAGTACCAAAAGCATCATACAAACCTGGTACGTCATTCGGTGAGAACAGGCTAATTTCTCCATTCGTAATGAAACGTTCGTAGAAAAGTTTTGAAATTTGGATGGAGTAGTCAAGTTTCCTCACTCGATTGTCTTCTGTACCCTTATTGTTTTTGAGAACAATAATGTCTTCTATTTCTGTGTGCCAGATCGGGAAGTGTACAGTTGCTGATCCACCTCTGATGCCATTTTGTGTGCAGCAACGGACAGTTGCTTCAAACTTTTTGAGAAATGGGATAACGCCTGTGTGCTGAACTTCTCCACCTCTGATCTTACTGTTGATTCCACGGATTCTGCCTGCGTTGATACCGATTCCTGCACGTTGAGCAACATAGTAGCCAATCGCCATGTCACTAGAAAAGATACTATCGAGGGTGTCATCGACATCAACAAGAACACAGCTAGCAAATTGTCGAAGTGGAGTTCGCACCCCTGCCATGATAGGTGTGGGAATGTTGATTTGGTGTTTGGAGATTGCGTTGTAGTATCTTCGGACATAATCAATCCTAGTGTCTTCTGGGTATCGTGCAAACAAAGTTGCTGCGATCAGCATGTACATGAACTGAGGTGTCTCATGTACTTGACCACTGCTACGATCTTGTACTAGATATTTATCTGTAACCTGACGAAGACCAGCATAGGTAAACAGATAGTCACGATCGTGATCAATATATCCATCAATAACATCCCACTCATCTTCGGAGTAAGAGTTAATTAGATCGCGATCATAGACACCAAGACTCACACCACGTTTTACCTGCTCATACACACTAGGGTGTCCTTCTGGGTGTCCATTATATACAGACTTCCGAAGACTGAATAGAAGCAAACGAGCGGCAACATACTGATAGTTAGGTGCATCAAGTGAGATCAAATCATTAGCAGACTTAATTAGAATCTCTTGAATATCTTCGGTAGCAATACCATCAAAGAACTGCAATTCTGCATTCATCTCTACCTGAGATTCTGACACGCCAGCAAGATCTTTACATGCATGTTCGACCATCACATGAATTTTGTTGATATCTAGACCTTCAACAATGCCGTCTCTTTTTACTACTGTGGTGCTCATACTTTTTTCCAGTCTGTTAGTTTAAGTTTTGCCTCTAAACCTTGATAGGTATTGTTCCTAATTATAGCACTAGGGTCAAGTCCTGCTAGTGCCATGTCATTAATGTCTTTCTGTTGTAATCCCTTGGGCCAGATTACTACGGGGTCGTTGGTATTGATCGTTCTCTCAATTCTATCAACAATCTGTCGGTTCCTGGGTTCGTTGTCGAAGACCCAGACCCTAGATCGATAAGGTAGAGTGCTGTTGTCAACATCGCTCCCACACATAGCAACAGCATTGGTAATGAAAGTGGAGTCGAAGGGTCCTTCTGTGACATAAACTGTTTGCTCTGGGTTGATCTGATCTTGACCGAATAGTTTGAGTCTATCCTCAAACATCACGGTGATGTATCGTAACGTGCTTGTTGGTGCCAAAGATCTACCCTGGATACCAAACCAAGTACCGTCCGCGCTAATGAGAGGGATAATAATTCTAGGTCTATCGTTTTGCAGGGAGTCGAAAGTCTGCTTCTGTGTATTAACCCATCGTTTGAACCTCTCTGCATAATAAAATAAACCTATCTTATCCTCGGGAATCTTCCTATCAAGTAGATACTTTTTCGCGGGATGTCCATTATTTAGGTCTTTGATATTTACCAACCCTGATGTTGGTTTCTTAGTGAAATGTGGTTTACTACTAGGCACCACAAAGTTCTCTACTGTACTTGATTTGCCAGTAGCATTGTTTCTATACTTCTCTAACTGATACTCTGAGTATGTGTTAGGATCCTGATCTTTCAGGAAGTTAGCAAGCGTTCTACCCATGCCACAGTTGTGACACTTGAAGACCATACGTTGCTTCATGACAAAGAAGTATCCCCTTGCCTTATTCTTATGCTTAGATGAGTCCCCACAGTAGGGACATCTGAAATTATATAGTCCGTCCTTAACTTTCTTGAACTTCTCCAATCGCCAACTCAAACGGTTGACGTATATCTCGTCCAGCATCAGAAGCGCCTAGTACCTCAGGTATAATAGTAGCATCAGATGCGCCGTTAGTCAACAAGGATTTTAAAATACTTTGACCAGGACCACTGACGATAAATGATATTACAGTCAATGCCCCCGCTACGCTCCACATTTTCTTTTCTAAGGCTCTCAATCTATCATCAATCAAACGAATGTCTCTCTCACACCCTTTCTTGATTGCTGTGGTCTCTCTATCAATATCATCAGAAATTCTATCTAGTTTCTCAAACAGAACAGTATCTACATGATCTGATCTATCTAATTTCTCATTATGGACAGCAAGGATCTGTCCCATTTTTATAGAATTGTCTTGTAAAGAATCAACTACTTTTTCTAATCTTTCGATTATTGCCGTATTAAGATCTGACATGACATTACTTTCCTAGTGCTTGTTGACGCTTGTCCCAATAGAATTTAATAACTTGATTAGGATAAAGTCTGGTGACCTTAAACTTCTTCGCCATTTCTGGACGATAGATCTTTCTCAGTTCAATTTTAATTTGCGATTCCGACTTCCCATATAAAATGAAGTCAGTCTGTCCGTCATCAAATGCCACTCTAAATGGAAGATAGTTCTTATCCACATGCTCAGTTGTCAGCATCTGGTCCACACTCTTCTCAAACTTACGCTTCTTTACCTTACGCCTAGTAAGACGTGTGAGTCCAGGAGGTTCATGAGATGGTGGTAATGCAGTTTCAGCACCAGTGCCAACTGAATTAGTAGGAGCGTCTTCGTTAATCACAGGTCATCCAATAACTGTTTTGCTAGATCATCTATATCAACATGTTCAAAACATCCTTCACCCGTAGTAGGGTATCTGTTGATATAAATTAGAAAGGTTTTAAGGACTGACCAGTATTCCCTTTCTAGTTTATACATTAGTAAAGGTAATGTTCCATCACCAAACACATTATATAGTATAATTAAATGATTCAATATTAGATTGGTTCGGAGAACCCCCGTGGATACATATCGTTTAAGTAACCGTTTAAGGTACTTAAACTTCTTCATGTCTTCCATGAAGTCATCAACAGTTACTGAATGGGGGTTCTCATAATACTTGATGGCAAACATCAAGTGATTAGATTCGTTTAGTTCATCAAATCTCATAACAAAGTTATATCATCAAGTACCGAATGTCAGGGTCGCTGCGCCATCGGTGATGACTTCTTCCGTTCCACCTGCTGAGGTAATCTTGACGCGATACTTATAACCGTCCAGAGTGTTAGCAGCGAGGCCACTGTAAGCAAGAGTTGCGGTCGTGAAGTCTGCATAAGTTACACCAGTGTCAAGAGAGGCAGTGACGTTGGTCCAACGCTTGCCAGTTGTTGTCTGACGCTGCCAGACATATACAAGAGCACCAGGTGTTCCTGTGGTAGTAGTGGTAAGAGTAAACGTACCCGCACCAGAGGAGGATGTGGAAGCAGCAGGTTGAACTGTAACGGTCACAGCAGATGCTACGTCAGCAACGATGGTGTCATCAGCGTCGTCACCAGCAGCACCAGCAGCAGCATGGACGAATGCAAGGCATTCAGATTTGTGCTTAGTGTCACCAGCAGCAGTGGTGAATGTGCGATACTGCCACCAACCAGGACCAGTAATACCGCGAGACTTGTTCTCTGCGAGCAGCATCTCGGTGGTGTCAACGAACACCAGGTCGTAGGAGTTGCTATCACCACCCTTAATCACAAACTCAGCAACTGCCTTAGGGGGAGTTCTGCGTACAGCAGCGGCGGCAGCAATGGTTGCTGTGCTTCCTGCATATGCTTTGTGCAATTCCAGAGCAGTTGCACTAGTAACTTGCTTAACAATGTAAGCAACGCCTGAAATTTCTAGCACATCGCCAACAACAACTAGGTTGTCAGATGCATTAGTGAAGTCGCCAGCAGTAGTAACAGTGGCATCGCCATTAGTAACGGCAACATCAGTGCCCATTGCCTTGGCGTCTAGTTTTCCAAATACAGCCATGTCTCTTGAATTCCTGAAAGGTCGTGTGTCTTATGAATTATTTATAAAAAAAGAGACCGACCCATTGGATCAGTCTCGAAGTGTCATCGTGCTTGGATTGCAGATGCAACCTTAGCAAGTAGTTCATCATCGGCAGTAGTCTTGGTCAACTTAACTGCTTTACCTAGAATAAGCAAACAAATATCAATTAGTTTCTCACCAAGTTCTGCGTCATCGGGAATCTTAGCAACAGCAGCATCAATAACTTTGGATGCCAAAGGAAGTAGGAAGGACATAATAGATCACACAAACTATACTATATATGTTTCTAGTCTGCTGTAAACTTCCTATCCTTCATGTATCCCCACTTTCCTTTATGGAGAGCACGGACACCTTTACTAGTTTTAGTAGGAGCATCGTCATCCTTTTTCACAAAATCTTTATAACGCTTGCCATATTTCATGCGAGCGTCTTGTTCTTTGTGCTTCTTTTCAGACTCTGCTCTCTTCTCCATATATTTCTTGTCGCCAAGAAGAGAAGATTTCAGTTCGCTAATCACTTTACACTCTTACCAGAACGCTTAGCATCATGGTCCTGAGTCATCTGCATCATCTTCTGCTTCATACGTTCCTTACTCTTTGCCTTAGACTCAGAGTCATCAACTGATGATTTTGCAGGTGCTTCACATTCTTCCTTTTTAACGGCAACATCTTGACCAGGTTCATACCACTTGCCGTCACCATCAGAATCCTGCCAACGCTTACCTGCCTTGGCGGCCTTGATGTTCTTTGCTTTCTTCTTAGCAGATTCTCTAAGAGATTCTACCTCCGAGCGAACAATTTTTCTTAGTGATTCAGACATGAGATCTTCTTTTTTAGGATTGATAATTACGTTACCTTTCTTCTGAGTGGTAGTAATATTTTGTTTTACTTGGGAGTCCTTCATTGGTCTAGACCCATACTATCGCGCCATGAATATGTAGTCTCTTCACCCATGCGTCTTGCTACGCCACGAGCACCACGAGAAACCGAACGTGCCACGCCGCCCACAACTTTCTTGATACCAGACTTGATCTTGTCACGTAGTCTAGTACGTGGTTCACTACTGGATGAACTAGTAGTACCACCACTATTGTTGCTAGTAGAACCAGAGGAGACTGACGAGGTAGAACTACTACCACTAGATCCTTGGGATCCACGCTCATAACCTTTCTTGAAGTTACTAGCAGCACCCTTAGCAGCACGACCAGCAGCACCAGCAGCATAACCAGCACCCTTAGATGCAGCAGCACCTGCCGTCTTCAAACCTTTCTTAACAGCAGAACCAGCCGACTTCAATGCTGCTTTCATCTTCTCGCGTCGTGCTCCAACCTCAGGTTTTGCCTCAGGTTTCTTATCACCAAGACGCTTACGTGCCTCAGCACCAGCATCCCTACCAGCACTCTGACCTTCACCAGAAGCAGCAGATGCTTTGTCCTTCAATCGAAGAGCATTAACCTTAGCAGGACTGGTAACCTCAGTCAGCAGTTCGATATCATCAAGGATAGCAAAGGTTTCATGGAGATCATCAATGTCGAGTTCGTTAAGTGCCTCTACACAGATGTCATGCAGTTCTTCAAATGTATAATCATCGAATGCTTCATCAAGAATAATCTCGTTGATGAGTGCATCAAACTCTTCGTTCTTTGCTTTAAGGTTTGCCTTACGGTATGTAATATCAGCACGAGTGCCTTTGTCCATCTTACCCTGAGACTTGGGTTTGGTCTTACCACCTACATCAGGTTGCATACCAGGGTTTGCTGCCTTGACTCTGCGACCATGGGTGTATTCAGCACCACTCATCTTGGAGTCACCAGACACCATCTTACCACCAGAAGAACGGGAGTCAGCATACTCTTTCTCAGACTGACCGTGCTTACCCTTGTAGAGTTCGTCAACCTGCTCAACTTCTTCATTTGCTTTGTTGAAGACTTTGGTCATCTTCTTCTGACGATCATACTTCTTCTGGCGATCCTCATCAGAAGTGTGCTTAGAAACAATGTCACGTCCGAGGTTACCCATCTTACGGAACATCTTATTCTTGGGAAGATCTTTCTTCTCTTCTTCGACACAGTTAGGAACTTCCTTACCACCTTTCTTCTTGGTACCCTTTGCCTTATATCCATCCCAGCATGAGGAAGCACCGACGTTCTTACGTGCTGCCTTCATACCTTCAACCATCTGGTTGTGGAGATCATCGATATCAATCCACTCCCTCTGCATGTTGAGACCGATGTCCTCAGGTGCCTTAGCGGTCTTTTCCCCTTTCTTGCCGACAACAGAATATCGTCCATCAGACTTCTTACCAGTGATGACCATCGACTGACCACCTTGTGAGACCACTCTACCGATATTACGATCGTCTTTGAACTTACCTTTGTTCTTAGTGATCAGTTCCTTTTCGATAGGGAACCCAGCATAACCTTCTACGACTTCTTCGTGCGAGTCGATAATCTCTTCGACTTGGGTGACTGCGGAACGAAGACGAGCGGTTGGTGCCTGCTTACCTTCCTTCACGCAGTCGAGAATTGTGCGCTGTTCCAACAGAGAGAACCCCATTAGTGCAGCACTAACCTTGATATCCAGCATTGATCTAGGGAAAAGTATAGAATTATTTATTCTTAATAGACTTTTGGTTTTTAACAAACTCACTAAACTTCTTAGTTGCCTGTCCAGGAGTCATCTGTTGAACAGCAATTCTATACTCATCAGTACCTGCTTTCCAAGTGTTACCACTACCATCATCGGCAGAATAGTTAGACTGATCCTCAGTTTCGGTGATCTGAGTACAGTGTTGCAACCATGCTTTTTGTTCGTTCTGATAGTTATCTCGGAACACAATGTAGTTAGGACCACGGTGTACAACTTCACCACGGATACCAGTGTCATCATGCTCAACAATAGCACCAATCTTAAAGATATGGTTGAGCATATAGTAGTCACGGAATGTATCATAGTCTAGTTTAGGAGCATACTCCCAGACAGATTCCTTGACTGTTGCTGCTTTCTCTTTCTTTGCAGGTGCTTTCTTCTTCTTCTCAGGTGGTTTCATACCATCGATGACGTGCTGCATCATCTCCTTAGACTTCTTATATCCACCTGTACCAGCATGGAAGTCATCGTGCTTACCACTCTGAGCATGTTTTCTCATCTCACTAGCAGAGAGTTTCTCAATAGGATCTTCACTGTCAGGGTTACGAGCACCAGCAGATTTGATATTGATAGACTTGAAGTCGTAATGCTTACCGTTATATTTCTGTGTCAAGTTCTCAAACTCTTTGACACGATCATCACCAACAACCATAGTGACATGCTCATGACCCTCATCATGTAGGTCACGTAGGATGTCAAAGATATTTCTATGCTGCTCAGAGTTCTGAATAGCATCCTTATGACCCTTGAACATGCCACGCATGTGTTCAATCTTCTGCTCAGGGTGCAGAGGATTCTTCTTATGATCCTGTGATCTAGAAGGATAGATCCGATAGTTACCAGAGTCACCAGCATGTGACTTGACAGCATCCATCAACTTACCATGACCAGCATGGGGAGGGTTGAACCTACCGAAAGTGATAGCAACATGCTTGTCGATTACTTCATTCTTCTTCTTAGAAGATGATGCTTTCTTAGCAACAGCGGCTGCTGCTTCGATAATGAACTGACGAAATCTCATTTGCCCCAATCTTTTGCTACGGTGAAGTTTGCACGAGAGAATTCAAGTCTATCAACAAGTTTGACTGCCATGCCATCCTTGATGGCCACAAATCCTTCTGGACTAGTGACTTTGTATCCCTTCTCATCTTCTAAAAATGTACCGACACCTTCAATCTTTTTGAGTCGGTTGATGATCTGCTCCTTAGCACTGATGAGATTCATGAATCCCCCCAAAGCGCGGTAGATTTCAGACTTATTAGTATTTAGGTATTTAATTGCTTCTTCTTTTTTCTCTGCCCAGTTTGCCTTTGCCTTAGGTGTCTTCACACCTGCTTCTTTCTCTGCATATCTAGACTCAACAAAGGTCTTGAACCCATTTAACATCTGTCCTGAACTAGTAGGCATCTTACCCGACTTGATCACTTGGTTGAAATAAATCTTAAACAAAGCAGCAGGTCCCATACCCTTAGTAGTACCACCGATCTCATTCAAGAACTTCCTAGATGAATCCAAGTTGCGCTTCGCAGTTCTCATACTCATGTCTAGTTTGTTCTTCTCTCCTGCACTGAGGTTTGCAATGCCATTGGTGTTGGTGAAGTCTGATGAGAATACTGCTACATCAGACACACCTTGAAGACCAGAAACATTAACACCAAAACCAGCAGACATTTCAGCAAGAGTCTGACCAGTGTACTTAGTATGAAATACAATACCAACCGTAGACTTACCTACCTTGCCACCCATCTCGGTTGCTTTCTCTACACAGTAAGTAATAGTGTTAGGTTTGAACTTGTAGCATCTCTTGCCACCCATAGTAACCAGTGGTGGTGTCTCTGTATACAGAAGATCTCCTTGGATCACACCCGTGATAGGCAACTTTGATAGGTAATCGTATGCAGCAATCAACTTAGGATGAACACCAGTGCCACCATACCATAGGTCAATCTCTTCATGGGAGTAACATACCTTAGGTTCAGTCTTAGCAAAGACAGACTTAGTTCCAACAAAGAACATGTCTGTCTCAGGGTCTACGCCACAGATGATAGCAGGAGCACCGTCCCACTTCACAGTAACCTTAGTATTACCACCACCACTACCAGTAGTTAGCATACCTTTTAGACCCTCCAAGAATGCAAGTGCATTCTGAGCACCAGCATATCCATTATTGAAGATATCATCTTCAAGGTGTTCGAGGTGTGTGTTCTTACTCATGGTTGGACTCCGACTTTATCGCGGTAAGGGTTTCCAATAGATGATTTCTCTCTGAGGTGATACTGATCTGTGGGTTTGAGGTTGTTCTTCAAGTGGTTTTCCATGTAGAAGACTGGCATTCCTTTGTTAGTAGCAAACTTGTAGTAGGTAACCTCCTTCATAACAAAGTGCTCAATGACCTCACGATACACCAGTCCTCCATCCTTGCTGATCTTTCGTAACATCATTTGACAAATGAGAGAGGCGATACCAACCTTGCCACTACTGTGCTTTGGAGCATTCCAGTAGTCCTTAGCATCATTATAATACATCTCTGCCAGTTTTAACCAGTGGACTTGTGCCGCTTTGACATCTGACTCAGATGGATCCCCACCCTTGACCAGGGCATCGATATTCTTAACTACACCATCAGGTAGTTTCTTTTTTAATTTTAAATCCTTAGCAATCACTTCCAGTGCAAGGAAAGAACCATCCTTCACTTTGTTCTCAGCAAGAACTTCTA